AAGGACACACCGCCGAGGACGTGATTTGTGCGCGTACTGCCGTGCTTGCCTACGTCAATGCTGTAATTGACGGACGTACGGCTGCCGGCCGATGGATTTACGCGGCCGCGCAACGCTTCACGCGCGACCTCGAGCGCTCGGACCTTGTCATGTCGTGGCCCGACGTTGAGCGCGTGGCCGAGCACTTCCGCTCGCTCAATCTTGTGGGCGAAGATTCGGGCAAGCCGTTTGAACTTCACCCGTGGCAACTCTTTGTGCTCGCCAACATCGTCGGCTGGCGCCTGCCTGACGGCCGCCGTCGATGCCGACTCGCGATGGTGCAGGTCGCCCGCGGCAACGGCAAAACGACTTTGATGGCTGGCCTAGCCCTCTTCGACCTCCTTGCAGGCGAGGGCCGCCGTGTGCACGTGATCGCCAACAACGAGGAGCAAGCCGAAATCTGTCTCGACACAGCCCGCACGATGGCGCAGCGGCTCGGGGACCCCACACTCATCGCCCGAGCACACGCGGTGCTGCGACTCGAGCACGATTGTCAGATGACCGCCCTGCCAGCGCTCGAGCGCTCGCTTGACGGGCTCAACCCGTCGTTGTGGATTGCTGACGAGGCTGCCGAGTTCAAGGGCCGCTTCCTCACGAAGCTTCTGACCACGGGCGCGAAGCGCCGCGAGAGCACGGGCGTCATCATCACCACGCCCGGCAGCAACCCCGAGAACCACTACGCGGAACTGGTCAAGCAAGGTGAAGCCATCCTGAGCGGTGAGCTCGAGGATGACACCGTGCTGCCCATGCTGTACGGGCTCGACCCTACCGACCCGCTCGAGGATGAGTCAACGTGGGTAAAGGCCAACCCTGGCCTTGAGCACGGCCAGCCCGACTTGGTGAGCCTGAAGCGATCGTGGAACACGATGAAACGCTCAGCGATGGGGCGCGGCGAGTTCGCCCGCTACCACGCCGCCAGGTGTGACGAGAACACGGGCGGCTGGCTCGATATGTCGCTGTGGCCAGGCGGTCAGCGCATTGACTGGGAAGCTCTCAAAGGAAGGCCCGCATGGGTTGGGCTCGACCTCTCCAAGTCGCTTGACATGACCGCGATGGTTGTGGCCGTGCCGCTCGAAAACGGCCGCGTGGCGCTGCGTGGCCATTACTGGTGGCCACGCGCCGAAGTCGCGCAGCGTGAACTTGACTACCGCTACCCGATCCGATCGTGGGCTTCCGATGGCAAGATCACCCTCACGCCAGGCCGCGAGATTGATTACGACTCAGTGCGCGCTCAGATCCTCGCAGTGCGTGACGAGTTCGACGTCAAGGCCGTCGGCTACGACGCATGGGGCTCGAAGTATCTCGCCGAGCAACTGCAAGCCGATGGTGTTCCGCTCGTGGTGTACCGGATGGGCATCGCGACATTCGGGCCAGGCTGCAACCTCTTTCAGAACCTGTGGGCGGGCTCGCGCCTCGTGATCGGCGATGATCCGATCCTGCGCCGCGCGTGCGCCGACGCCCACGCCAAGCGCGACCAGAATGGAAACATTCGGCCAATTAAGTCGCGGGAATTCTGCGCGATTGATCCGCTCGTGGCGTCCATCATTGCAACGCACGTGTGGGGCGGCGCGAAGCGCTCGGTGTACGACGAGGAGGCCGAGAATTATTTCAAGCAATAGCGTTTAGGTGTAATGCTGCGCAATCGCAGTGTGCCAAATACGCCCATGCTGCGTGGATTGTTGCAACGATGGCTTGGCCACTGGGGGACGCATGGCGTTCTCCTTCCCACGAGTTTCGACTCAGTGGGTATGCCCACGATCACGCCGGGCACGGCGCTCGCATATACGCCTGTCTATCGCGCGGCTTCGCTCATCGCCAACGATGTTGCACGCGTACCGCTCGACGTCAGCGAGCGCACCGCGAACGCTCTGCTTCAACAACCAAACCGATGGCAGAATGGCTTTGAGTTTCGCCGCTCGCTCACGATGCAAGCGCTGCTATACGGCAACGCATTCGCCGTGATCAACCGCACGCTCGGTGGCGAGTTGCTCGAGTTGCTTCCGCTCGATATCGAAAGCGTGTCGCTCGATCTCACGAAGCCTGAGCCTGTTTACAAAACGCGGCTTTACGGTGACGTGCCGATGTCGTCGATGCTTCACCTGCGAGCCATCGGGCTTGACGGGTTGTGGGGCGAATCGCCAGTGCGATTGTGCCGCACGTCGCTTCAAGTTCTTGCATCGCAAGAACAGGCGCAACTGGAAGTGATGAAGAACGCGGGTAACCCAAAGATTGCCATCGTCGCGCAGGGCCCGATGGGAGCACCCGCGCGGCAAATGGTGGTCGAGGACTACATGAGGCACCACGCGGGCGCCGCGAATGCCGGCAAGCCGCTCGTGCTCGCCGAAGGTATGCGCGTGGAGCGGATCAGCAGCACGCTCGACGACGCTGGCATCGCCGCGGCTCGACGCTACAGCGTCGAAGACGTGTCGCGCATCTATGGCGTGCCGACGTCGTACCTCAGCGAGCAAAGCGGAATGAGCGGCGCTTATGGCACGATGGAATGGTCATCGCGCCGCTACGTGGATTCTTGCTTGCAACATTGGTTTGCAGCGTGGTCAGCTGAAATTGTGGCGAAACTTGCCCCGTTTGGCACGGCATCGTTCGATGCAGACAGCATTTCGCAGCCACCGCTCGCCGAACAATTTGCAGCGCTTCGCACTGGTGTCGAGTCGGGAATCATTACACGCAACGAAGCGCGTGATTGGTTGAACCTGTCGCCGCTCGACGGACTAGACGAGCCCATTATCGCCAAAAACATGGGCACGGGCGGCGGCCAAACCAACATTGGTGAAGACACAAGCGCGGGGAGCGTCGATGACTTCGCTTGAACGTCGCAGCGTCACCATCGGCGCACCAGCGGGCCGCACGTTGTCGGGCCTTGCGATTCCATACGGCAAATGGAGCCGCGAAATCTCCGAGCCGTTTAACCCGCAGTTCCGCGAGCGAATCACCCGAGGCGCTTTCGGCGACCTCGCGGGCGCTGACATCAAGTTGCTCTTCAACCACAACGCGAGCGCGTTGCTCGCTCGCACGCGCAGCGGCACGCTCACGCTCAACGACACCGCGAGCGGACTGCGCTTCACCGCGGATCTCGCCGAGACGAGCGTCGGCAACGACGTGCGCGCGTTGCTGGAGCGCGGCGACTTGAGCGGCGAAATGTCGTTTGGGTTCTACGTCGATCGCGACGAGTGGAACCCACGACGCACCGAACGCACCGTCACCGCGGCTCGACTCGTCGAGCTCAGCGTTGTTGTCGATGCCGCGTACGGAGACAAGACCTCATCGAGCCTGCGGAGTGTTTCCGCGGCTGCCATTGAAGCCGCGGCGCTGCGGCTCGAGATTCACAAGCACAGGATGAAAGACCATGTCTGAAGTTGTACCAAGCGAACGTGCTGCGCTCCATCGCCCCAGTGTCTTCGATCGACTCCAAGCGCACGATCACCATCGAAGGCAACTTGCCAACGACGAACCTCGTTGCCGAAGCGGGCTCGATCACCCCGAGCGACCCGACTTTCGGCACTGCGATCAGCGTCATTCCGTACAAGTACGTGTGCGCTACGCAGATGTCGCAAGAGTTCATCGAAGACGCAATCGGCCAAGGTGGCATCGGCAGTGGCCTCGATTGGGTCGCAAGCCGCATCGGTCTTTCGATGGCGCTCAAAATGGAAGAGGCGTACACCATCGGCACCGGATCGAGCCAACCCGAAGGCATTGCGGGTTCAGCGGCGCAAACTGCGCTTGCCGGGCTTTCTCAGGTTACTGACCTTGGTGGCTCCGCCGTCACCACTGTGACCGCCGACAACGTCATTGATACCGTGCACCTCGTTGCGCCGCAGTACCGTAACTCGCCGCGTTTCCGTTGGCTTCTCTCTGACACGTTCGTGCGCGTCGCTCGCAAGTTGAAGAACAGCGTGACGACTAGCGGCGCCACGGAGTACATTTGGACGCAAGCACCATCAAACGCACAGACGATGGTGGGCGGCGCTCCTGGCTTGCTCTACGGTGTGCCGTATAGCGTTGGTCAGTACGTTCGTACGGCTACCACCAACAACAACATCTTTGCGGTCATTGGCGATTTCAACTACTTCGAGATTTTCGACCGCACTGGCATGACGTCGCTTGTCGATCCGTACTCGGCGGCAAGCACGCACCAAGTCACCCTCTACACGTACGCGCGGACCGATTCGCACATCATGCTCCCTGCGGCGTTCGCTGCGATTACCTGCTGATATCAGCAGTTCACGAAGCGCTTTTTCTTACCTTGCTCGCGGTGGGGGGAAACCCCCATCGCGGGTTTCATGGCTGTAACACTTGCAACCGTTAAAACGGCGCTGAAGATCGACTACAGCGACGACGACACCGAGCTAACACGGCTTATCGGTGTCGCTACGT